ATAGATGCATATCCCATAGCACCTGCCATTCGAATACACATTCTTTTATATTCCCAAACATCCATATCGTTTGGTACTTCGAATTCTATTTTAGAGGCTTCTCTATTTTGGTCTTCATCTATGATAAATATAAATTTTGCCATTTGTTTAGAATTAAATTAAGTTCCATCCTTTTTGTAGGTAGGAATCAACCTTTTTACTTTTTACAAATTCCATTTCACCAGCAGGTCCTTGTAACATAACTCTTTCATTTCTACCAGGCTCTTTATCTTTTGTAATAGTTTCTGAATATTGACGTGATGTATGTGTGATATCAATATCATTAATTGCATCAATTGCCCTTTGTACTAATACACATTCTAATAACCCAACATCTCCAAAAAATTCATCAGAGTTTTTCCAATCGTTCTTTTCGGCTTTGAATTCAACTTTTCCTAAATTATCAGTATCAATCAGAAGATAAGGAGCTCTAATTGTCTTTCTAACTTTGTTAGATTTGTTTGTATCTTTTTCAAAATAAACCAATGGTGTGTCTGAATATTTTATGACTTTTGGATTTACCAATGTTAATTCATCTTCAATATTACCCAAACGAATTGTTATAATTCTTTTATCGATATTAACATCAGATGCATTGAATACAAATCCTTCTAATTTAGATATTGCATCTTTGTATAAAGCTACATCTTCTTGTGTAATAGGAGATTCGTTAATTTTTTGTACTTTCATTTTTTTTATTTTTAATATGTTCTTCTATTTTTTTTGTCAAATAATCCGTTGAACCTTCTGGTCCTTGAAACCCCATATATTTCATATATATCTCTATATTATTTGGGTGTTCTTCTAATTCTTTTTTTAATTCGTCTACTTCAGGTAGATGTTTTATTATATATGTCATTATTCTAAATCTTGTGGTCCATTTCTATAAACACGATATGAATCTTCATCAAAGTGTTCGGTACTAACTTCGAATACAACTGAATTATCACTTAGTGCGGTTAGTTGGTGTGGTAATCCTTTTTGGATATAAACTACATCGCCTTTTTGTAATTGAGTATAACATCTTTCTGCTTTCTCACCATCAATCCAATCAAATTGAAATGCTCCTTCCTGAATATACCAGGTTTCATTTTTCAACATATGATAATGCATTGAAAATTTATTACCTGAATTTGTAAACACTAATAGTTTACCACAATACTGGCTATCGTTATGAATCCATAATTCATAACCCCATTGTTTTTCTACCCTCTTTGGGTGCTGGATTTTTATATCTATTGTTGCCATAATTAAATGATTATTGCTCTAATTTGATTAGTTTCGATTGAAGGACCATAAATGTATAGTTCTTTATCGAAATAGGTTTTTAAAAAATCTTTTAAGTTAAGATTAAATGTAGATACTTGGTAAACCTTTTCACCAATTTCTTTTATTGGAGTATCTATAATTTCATAAAATTTATTTGCCATAATATTTTAATTTGATAAGGGTGCTTTAATCGCTGGGTGGGATTGATACCCCTCCAATATAAAATCATCAGGTGTATTACAACATATACCATCCATCTTTGCATCGGTTTTTAATGTTGGTAAATCAAATGAATCTCTACCGATTTGTTCTTTAGCCTGTTCAATGTGATTTAAATACAAATGAGTATCGCCTAAATTAGCAATCAATTCATCAGGTATCATATCCACTTCGTTTGCTATAATATGAAGTAGTAATCCATATGAAGCAATATTAAATGGTAATCCTAAAAATGTATCTACACTTCTTTGATTCCACATTAGAGAAATATACCTTTGTCCATTTTCTTCTCGTGTCCAAACCTGAAATCCATAATGACAAGGTGGTAAAACCATTTGGTCCAATTCACCTACATTCCAAGCATTAACCATTAATCTTCTACTATCGGGATTTGTTTTAAGTTCTCTTACTAAATCATCTATTTGGTCAATCCTTCCATTCTTACCATCCCACTTTCTCCACTGCTTACCATAGATAGGTCCTAAATCACCCCATTGTTTAGCAAACTCATTATCGGTTTGTATCCTTTCAATGAATTCTTCTTTTGTAAGTTGTCCATCTACATCCATTGATGTTTTAGCTGCATAATTTTTATATACATCACCATCCCAAATATGATTGTTGTGTTTTAATAAAAAAGAAATATTAGTTTGACCCGTTAGAAACCAAAGTAGTTCTGATACAACACCCTTCCATGCAACTTTTTTTGTAGTTAGTAATGGAAATCCTTCACTCATTTTGTGGCGTATTTGATGTCCGAATTCAGATATCGTACCAGTGCCGGTTCTATCTTTTTTTTCTACTCCAAATTCTATAATATCAGAAAGTAATTGTTGGTATTTTTTATCTAATGTATTCATATCTTAATATATTAAATCATCTAATTTGATGTTGTGTTCCTCCAAAATTTCGTATATCTTTTCATATACTAATTCTAACGCTTCGTATTTATCAATCTCTTTACCTTCCATAGACCACTCCAATCCTTTCTTTGTATTGTGTGTAATATCCCATAATGCTAAAGCCATATCAGTTGCTTTAGTAGCTCTTTTATGTGCTATTATATCATCGGGTTCATTTAGGTCGAACTCTAGTATTCCTTTTGCCATCTTCTTTTGATTTGAAAAATATAAATAATTTTGATTCCGGATTGTCCATTTGAGTCATTGCTACCCACTTTCCTAATACGCTACCACCAATATAAAATGGTAATACTAAATAATCTTTTTCAAATAACAATGGCTGTAGTGAAAAATACATACCAGCTAAAGATACTAAATTAATCCAAACCGAATTAAGTAATAAATCTTTTAATCTATTTTCGTATGTATATTTAATCTCCATTGTTTTAAATACATTGAAAAGGACTTGAAATATTAATATGGCGATATATGTTAACATTTAATAAAAGGTAATATTGCTAACTCTTTTCCCTTTGCCTCCACCATAACATCTACATCCAATCCGTATGTATTTGGAAGTGAGTTAATATAAATTGAATGAGCTTGTGGTTTTTCTTTTGGATTGTTTTCGTGTAATGCTTTCGATTCTGAATAATGAACTTCTTGTGTTACACCTTTTGGCCAAGTTGTTGCTGCTAATTTAAGTGCTTCTTCTTCACTTAATCCACCGGTACAAAATTGGTGATGATGATAATCAAACACAATAGGTATACCTGTATTCTGATGTATGTACATCAGGTCTTTTACGGAATACATAGAAGCCTTATCATCATTCTCTACCGTCAATCGATTGCGTACCGATGGTGAGAGTCTTTTAAAGTTTTGGATGAATCTATCCATCGCAGATTGTTTATCACCATACACACCATTACAATGGATATTGATGTTGTTGAATCGGGTCTTAGATAGACCCATCATATCAAATATCTTACCATGTAATTCTAAATCAGCAATTGCGTTCTTAACCACTTCTTCTTTTGGAGAAGTTAATACAACGAATGGACCGGGATGTGAATTAACTCGCATATTCCAAAATTTAGCAAAATCACCAGCTTTCTTTAACTCACTCTTAATTTCTTTGTAATCTTTTAATTGAGTTAAATCAATGTGGTCTCCCCACGGAACAATAGTGGATGATAATCTAAATAAAGATATATTGTTTAATCGATTCCACTCTAAAATTTTAATGATATCTTTTGCATTGAGTAATGCAAGTTCAGAAACATAATCTAAACCTTTGGATTGAAAAGTACGTTTAACCATAGCTCGGTTAGTGGTTACTTTTTTACCCATACTCATATTAATACATGCGTATCCTAAATTCATTATTGGTATAATTTGTTGTTATACAAATATACGAAAAAATATTCAGTTTACCAAATATTAATAGGATTTTCCGGAGAAATCAGTTGGATATTGAGAAGGCTTGATGTTTTTTATCCAATAATTAACCGCATTTTGGTCATTTATCCAATTCGTTCTATCATCCCAATTAAATTCAGGCTTAGCGTAGTAGGGTAACATATTTTTAATTGCAGCAGCTCTAGATGGGTGTTCTGCTCTTACAATATTTATTATACCATCACCATCGGTATCATACCCATCAATATTACCATCACCATCGTAATCAATAGGTCTCTTTGAATAATCCGTTTGAAGATTCATTAATATCTCATCGGTTATTTCAGGTTCCAATGCTGCTTTTTCTGCATCAGTTAATGTTATTTCATCTTCTTCCACATTTGTTGTAGTGGAATCAATTTCGTTTTTTTTTATGTCCTCATTATATTGAGTAGCTGCATTAACTAATGTTTCGTTTGGTTCTGATGGATTTTCTATTTCATTAAAAAATACTTCTGCGTCTTTTTCTGATAAAGATATTGGTTCATTGTATAATCCCAACTCCTCATCTCCTCTCATCATTTCAACTAATGCTTCTTTTTGTTTTTCTTTATCACCATATACTGTATATTCCTTATTCGAATTTGGAATATTTTCGGATTTATCTTCTTCTTTACGCTTCATAATTAATCCGTTGAAAGCAATAATAAGTGCTACCGCTAATGGGTCAAATACTAATACAATAATAAGGATAAAGAATTTTACAACATCGTTAAGTGGAACATTAAATGCTTCTGCTACGAAACGAAATCCACCTACTTCTCTTTCTAATTCGATATTGTTATTCTTAATTGAATTGATTGAATCTAATGCTACATTGTTTTGTATGGTTAGTTCATCAATACGTTTGGAAACTGATGCTATTTCTTTATCAGCAGTACGAATCATTTGTGTAACTCTTGATGTAGATTTATCCTTATCAATTTGTTTAGATAGGTTACTCTCTTGTGAGTTACGAATGTTTTGTTGGTTAGTTAATTGAGTTGTGTATCTAGCAATCTCCGCATCATTTTTTGTGATTTGAGTTTGATATACTGAAATATCTCTTTCAACTTTTTGTAGTTCTAAGTTTTGTTGTTGGAAAGCATTTGATAGGTAACCAAAGATACCAGCTGATGTAATTAGCATAAGCGTTGCTACTGATGTAGCCAAATACCATTTGTTAAATCCTTTTATAGTATCCCATTGTTGTTTCAGATATGTTGCGGCTACTAATTTAGCGAATTCTAATGCACCTGCCATTACCATTACTGATACAGTTGCTCCTGCAAAAAGAACACCCAATCCAGTTACGGAAAAATAGGCTGCACATCCAGCAACAACGATTGCTGACAATCCAACTAAATACTTTAACCAATTCATACTAAGATAAATCTACTATGTTTGTTGTTAATTCTACCAACCTTTCTATTTCTTTAGATAACTTAATTGCTTCCGCTTGGTTTGCAGGTCTTTCACCATTTAACATTTCGGAAATAACTTTAGCTCTTTTGGTAATAGCTTCCAAATGTTCCTGAGCTCTCATTTTGTATTCTGGTTTCATAATTTGTTTTTTAAATTGTATATATAAATATACTCAAAATAAAAATGAGGGTGAAATTAACCACCCCCACTTATTGTTAGTTTGTTGTTTAGAATAAATTATCCAATTGAAACCGTTCGTTTCTTTGGTTTTTCAGGTTCTCTCTTTGGTATTTGTAACTCCAATACACCATCTTCAAATGATGCTTTAATTCCATCCAAATCAAAGATTTTAGAATCGGCTGTAAAACTTCTTAAGAATGAAGAACGTTTAACTTCTCTACGAAGATATACGCCACCTTCTTTTTCGGTTGCTTTACTTGATTTTTCTCCTTTTAGTGTAATCACATCACCATCTACATCAATGGTAATTTGTTCTTTAGTTAAACCTGGAACTTCTGCTACAATCTCAATACGGTCATCAAAATTAATGATGTCACATTTTGGATAAGCGTTTTGTTGGAATGGGTTAATACCGATTTCCTTTGTTAATTCAGGAAATGATTCTGAAAATACTTTATCAAATAAAGTATCTAATGGTGAGAAGAACTCGTCCCTAAATGCGGGGTTAGGGAATCCCCTTTGAATTTGATTTTTCATAATTTTACCTTTTTTTAAGCGTTAAGTTTGTATCTCCGTTTGGATGATACGCCGATATGCTGGCCAGCTCTATCGGATAATAAATATAATGAAATTAAAAAATTATGCCGTTTGTCTTTCAATAATTGTACTCATATGGTCTGCCCAATGTAATATGTATTGAATTTTAGAACGAAGATATTTTGAAGTATCATATGTTTTGAAATACTTTTCGTTATCATCATCATATAAACCATCGGTAAGTTTAATACCAAAATATTCATTTTCAGTATATTGAATGCCGTAATGATTTAATGTAAAAAATGTTCTATCGGTAATACTCATAAAAGGAATATTTTCGTTTCTTTTATAAACCTCACCTCTATTATCAATATGCCACTTTGAATCGTTTGGCACATAATGTAATTCATCTTTAATACCTAATTTACCCAAATCATGATGAAGTGCCGCGAACAATAATTGGTCATCGGTAAAATCTATACTACCACCCGCTTCTTCATATAATTTTTTCATACGAAGTGAATTTTTACAAACATTCAAAATGTGGTCTATATACCCACCCTCATATGCGTTATGATAATTTAGATTACCACTAGCAGGTGATATAATTAAATTAGGACCTAATTCGTCCATTGAATACATTTTTAATAATTTCTCCAATCTTTCAGGATTAGAACTACACGCTTTACGAACTAAGTTCAAAAACTTTTCGTAATTTTCTTCCAATTGTTTTTCGTTATAATTTTTCATAATACAAATATACTAATTTATTTTTAATTTTCCAAATTTTCTTCAATATCCTCGCCACACAATGCTGAATATAATACATCAAGCTCCTCCTCACTACCACACCACCCCAATCCATCCATATCCATTATTTCGATAAAGAATTGTCCTGATTTTAATCCAATCTCTTTAAGAATTAATTGCTCATCCGTTGAGTTAGACACTAGTTGTGGTGAAAATTCATCGTTTCTATATTTTGGAATTGCCAATGTCCAATAATAATGCCCATCTTCACCATCACCATCTTCTCCAATACCATCACCACCTACAATTTTTGTCCAACCTTGTCTTATAAAAGTTGCTTCAGTAATTGGTGTCATTGGTAATTTAACTTCTTTTTTCCTCATCAGTCTAATACTATTTTAGTGTATATATTTTTATTGGATATAGAATGTGATGTTTTTAAAACAAGCGTGTCGCCAATCATTTCCCTAATTGGAGATATTATTGTATTTATCTCACCACCCTTACCACTATATGATGAACTATTTGTTGTAGGTACTAATTCATCTTTATTTGATATTAATGCTGGTAGATTAACTATTGTAAATTGACCTGTAAAATAGTTTATATATGTTTTGGTAATATTTACAATTGTATCACCACGTCTTAACCACCAATAAAGATTACTTTCAAAATTTACATTTTCGTTAGGATATGGTTCTTTACCATTAACTAAAATCCTACCAACAACTCTATGCGATTGTGGCGTACCAATAGATGTAATCTTTAAATGATATAATCCATTTTGGTCTTTTGGCAAACTCTTTAAGCCGTTTTGAGTTAACACAGAATCAATTGTAATTGTATATTCTTTTTGAGGAATATATTCATCTTTTTTTGTACAGGCTGATAATAAAAGTAAAAGGGGTATTAATTTTTTCATTATAACAATTTTTCTAATATAGAATTCCAAGTTGGATATTTGTTCCATTCTTCGGTTTCATACGCCCAACCGAATCGTAATAGTTCACCTTCAAATTCTCCTGCTCCATTAGCGGTTCTATCATCGATTAGATAATCACCTCTCAACATATTTTTTAAATGAGTAACTACCATTTTCTTACGAAACAAATCTCCGAAGTGTTCTTCAATCCAATATCTTTTATCCATAGCTGAAGATGGATTTCCCCAAGGTGCGGCGGTTGCTATATACAATTCATATTTACCACTTTCTGCTAGTTTTTTAACTGCTTCAATAGCTCCTTCAATTGGTGGTGGGTTTCTGAATATACCTGGTATGTGGTCATATCTACCTTCGTATTCTACTTTTAATTGTGGACTACGATTGGTAACAATTTCTACTTGCTTTGCGAAGTCCACCAGAACTCCATCCATATCAATCCACACTACTTGCTTTACACTATTCATATCTCTCTTTCTTTATAGAATAAAGATACGAAAAAAATCTCAGATTACCAAATAAAAAAGGGAAAATAACCCGTTGAAAATCAACAAGTTACGTCCCCTTTTATAAGTTATTGATAATCAATTAGTTATAACTTCTTCATTTTCAACACTTTCTTCTTCGTTTGCAAATGGATTATAACTGAAATCTAGCTCATATTGGTTATTTTCTCCTAACAATATTTGTTCTTCTAATTCGTATCGTTCCAATACTCTTTTAACGATACCAGAACGAATACAATCTTCTTTTGTAAATTCAATCTGATAAACTCCTTTTAATTTACCCAATCGTTTCCACACATCAAAGAATCCACTTTTTGTATAAG